GCCAAACAAGCTAGGGTTGAGTTTTGCATAGGGGGTTTTTGAAAAGCGGATTGGCGGCGAGTGGTAAGAATCAATTCTGAGGGCATTTTGAGGGCTTCTGAGGGCTTCAAAAGTTTAGGGAATAGTAGGATGAGGGTAGAAAAGAAAAAGCCCCTAAAGGGGGCTTAATCGGTGAGGGTAGATTGTTGTCAGAATATCAGCATACCGAGAACTAAAATTAGGTACAGTACAAAGCAAATGACTAGCGCCATTGCATAAAAGAAAATGCCCCCTTGTTCCATTTTTTCGTCGAATTGTTCGCCGAGCTTTTTCATTGTTTCCCCCTTATATTCCGAATTCGGTTACATGCTCAGTCTTCGCACCATTGGCGAGAAAATCATTGGCTATTTCCGAATCGTTAGTTATGAATTGATAACCATCGGGCATAGTTACTAAAATGTAAATGCCGTATTCGTATAAGTTATGTTTGTCGCAAAATGCCTGTGTTTTAGGATTCGCAAGAATGCTCATGATTACCCCTTTGTAGGTTAGGAAATGGCACAAAACGCGCCCGTATGCGCCCCTTAAGACGCATACAGTCAGGTTTTAGGCGGCTATTGCTTCGGTTACTTGTTCAGTCTCGTTCACTTGCTCACCAGTGAGATAGTCCAAGGCATTTTGCGCTTTTGCTGCCGCTGAGAGAATGAATTTCTTATCGTTACGCAAAGCCTGTAGCCAGCTTTCAATATAGCCAGCGTGCCGCAAATCCCCATCAATCCCGCATTTTGCGCAAAGCATAGCCGCACCGAGTTCAGCAACTAATTCCTCAAAAGCATAATTTTCACTGCCAAACCTAGCCGGAGTGATTCGCTTTAATCGCTTTTCATGGCCTGAAGCGTGTACGCTTTCATGCAACAGGGTTGCGTAATAGTTCTCGCGAGAATCAAAAGCTGCCTGCGGTGGCATTACAATGGCGTCAGTGCTAGGCCTGTAATAAGCAGAATCACCAGCATGAGTTAGCCCGCCTGACAATTGCAAGCGAGTAACAATCGAATCCGCTTCAGCGCAGGCATCCCAATCTACTTCTGGAATTTCAGGCATAGCAGGCAGTTCAATACCGGAACATTGTTCAATATTGAAAACATAGTAGTGTTTGATAAAGGCATAGGCGGAAGTGACTGATTCGCCCTTATCGCCAATTGTTTCTCGGCGATGCACGTTCCAATAGACCACTGGCGTGCCTTTTTGATCGGCTAACACGCTACCGCCGAGCATTGCCGCTTGTTTGAAGGTAACGTAGTAAGGAACTGCAAAGGGTTGCATTGATAGCCAAAAGTGATTGATGCCCCTGTAAACAGTGCCAGAAGCCGGATTGAATGGCATCCCCTGCCCCGGTTGCTGCTTGAGATACCGCCACGGCTTTACCCAAGGCGTAGCCCCTTTTTCTAGCTCGGAAATGATGCGGTCAGTAATTTGCTGTGCGATATCGATTTTCATGTTTAGCCCCTGTTAGGTTAGGAAAGCCGGAAACGCTCCGGCAAGCGGTTTTGATGATTAGGCAGTAACGTAAGCGTTACGAGTGTTTTGATTCCAATATTCCGGCATATTGAAATACCCCATGTAGGAATACTGAGTTTCATTCAATAGGTTTTTTACTAATGCACGAGCTTCACTTGGTGACTCGCACTCGACAGTAGTTCTCAACAGCTCGTCGCAGTAAGAACCGCCACGGCCTGTAATTGGCGTATGACCTATGTTTGACCAGATAACGATTGTGGTTTGATATGTCATTCGATGCCCCCTTGTTTAGTTTAGGAATATACGCAGTGCGTATGTACACATGTTAGTTGATGTATGTATTAAGTCAAGGGCTACATATAGATATATAGGTATATATTTTTCTATTGGCTTGTATATAGGGATATATGCAATCTATTAGGGATAGTTGCTCGGGTGATAATTGGTATATTGTCAATCCCCGCTCTGTCCCTATTTATTAAAAGGCAACAGATGGGTTATTTCTTATGCAATATTGTCTATCGGTCAATTACCAAAGGGTTAATCGTGCCATTCATGCAATTGACAGCATGGCAAGAGCATAGGTCGATTCTATTGGGCATGGTCAGGCGATAGGGTTTGGTCTGTTATCTTTGTGGCAATGCGATGGGTCTTGACCCTCCGTGGTTGCGCGCCCTATTTCCTTCCCCGCCCCAAGGAAAAATGGTTTTTGTTATGCTGTGGGTGCGTAGGTGCTGTAGAAGGTTTTTGACGATTTCCTTCTAACCCGGCTGTACCTATGCTGTCGGTGCTTTGATGAATGTGAGACGTCGAGGATAGACGCCGACTGACAGCCCGGAAAGACGGGCATCCTTTCTTAATGTGTGCATTCGCACACCTACTTAATTGTGCTATAGTGTTCACACCTTAGATTGTGGAGGTGTGAATGTACGAAATAACAAACTCAGTGCCGATGCCGGAGGGAAAGGTGCGGCACAGTTACCCGTATGAGGATTTGCAGGTGGGTGAGAGTTTCCATGTGCCGGGTGGGAATATGAATGTCTTGTGTAATTACAACCGGATCAGGGGTAAGCGGTTGGAGAGGAAGTTTGTGTGCCGTCGGGAGGGTGACGGTATTCGGGTATGGCGAATTGAATAGGGAGGGGCTATGGAGAAGATGGTGCCGGTGGAGAGTGGTCGCACGATGAGAGCGCACCCTGTGTTGGATTATTTGAAAGAAAAGCGGTTGGTGAAGAATGATCGGGATTTAGCGCGGGTGTTGGATGTGAACCCGCCGCTTTTGTCGAAGATTCGGAATGGACACTTGAAGTTTGGTGCTTGGATGATCTTGGCAGTGCATGAGGAGTTTGACATTCCGATTAAAGAGATTAAGGCATTGCTGGCAACGGTGGAGGAGAAGTGATGGAAGAGCAAGTCAATGGGTTTGATTCATCGGTAGCCGCGCAGGATGCCAAGATGGTGTACATGGAGCGCGTGTACAAGATGACGCATGGTGAGCTGTTTCATGAGCTGATGCGGGTGCATACCGAGTCGGCAAAGATGATCATGGAGTTGCAGTCTGAGTTGGCTCGGCTTCAGAGTAGTGATCAAGATGATGTCAATGAGCAATCCTAAGCCCGTTGACGTTAAGAAGCTAGGGGAAAGGCTGGCGAAGTTTGCGATGGATGGGGGTGAGAGCTATTGCTGGCAGTGCATGACGTTGTGGAAGAAGGCGTCACCGAAGGAGCAGAACTATGCACTGTACAAAGAGGCATTAAAAATACTTTATAAGACAGAGATAGGACAACAATATGCCCGGTTCAAAGACGTTTGAGAATGTGACCGTGGTTGCCATTTATGGCGACGGTCGGGGTGGTACAGCTATTCCCGCAATACGAAGAACAGTAGCAGCACTGCCCGGCTCCAAGCCTTTGTTGATAACCAACGTCGAGATTGATACGACGTACATGGTACAGAAACTTATCCAAGCGCCACTGGATTACCAAGGCTATAGCGAGTTCATCATGTATAGCCTGCACAACTACATTGATACTGAGTACGCCTTGATCGTGCAACACGATGGATGGGCGTTGAACGCTGAGAACTGGCGGGATGAATGGTTAGAGTATGACTATGTGGGTGGGCCAACCCATGCGGCCTTACTGCCGAATGGCGAATACCGACTTCAGTACGCATGGCATGGCATGGATAACCCCATCATCGTGCAAAACGGTGGCTTTAGTTTGAGAAGCAAACGCTTCTTGGAAGCCCCATCCAAGTACGGGATCATGCGCCGCCAAATGCCTGACCCCACCATGATGAATGAAGACATCCAACTGACCTGTATCCAGCGTCGTTTCATGGAACGCTTGGGGATGAAGTTTGCGCCAGTAGACTCTGCGAAGTATTTTTCGTTTGAACACTTGGGGCCAATGCACGATGGCATGGATATGACCAAGGTGTTTGGACACCACAGCCGATTTAGACAACTGCTATCGAACGGTGAGATGCTCTGGAAGCTCACCAAAGAGCAAATGCGGGAAGTGTACGGAGAGCAACAAGTGTACGACTTGTTTGCTAAACACTACGGGTACACCATCCATGCAGTTTGATCGCAAGGCCTTCTACCGCTTCTGCCGCCAGTTAAGGATTGAGTCCAAAGAACAAGGGATGATCACGCTAGGTGATCAGCTGCTTGGCACACAGACCTATGTGATGGACGAGGTAGCCAGAGGGCTGCAAGATGACATCCACTTTTTTGTGGTGTTGAAAGGAAGGCAGCTTGGTATCACCACGATTTCCTTGGCGCTCGACCTTTACTGGCACTTTATCCACCCCGGTATGCAGGGAACACTAACCACTGACACCGAAGAGAACCGGGAACAGTTCAGAAGTACGTTGTCCATGTACATGGATGGCCTCCCAAAGCAGTACAAGATTCCCCTGATGAGCCACAACCGCAATCAGTTGGTACTGCAAAACCGCAGTCGCATGTTCTACCAAGTGGCAGGTACTCGCGCCAAAGGTGGATTGGGTCGAGGCAAGGGCATTACCTTTTTGCATGGCACGGAAACGTCTTCATGGGGCGACGAAGAAGGCTTAGCTTCTCTCTTGGCATCTTTGGCTGAAACCAACCCGTTGCGCTACTACATGTTCGAGAGTACGGCGCGAGGCTTTAACATGTTTCACGACATGTGGACAACTGCCAAACGAGCGAGAACACAGAAGGCCATCTTCTGTGGCTGGTGGCGTAACCAACTCTATACCGCTGATCCCAAGTCGGATGTGTACAAGACCTATTGGGATGGCAAGCTCTCGCCTGAAGAGAAGGAATGGACAAAAGACATCCGCAAGATGTACAACTTCGAGGTCAACTCTCGACAGATTGCATGGTGGCGCTGGAAGCTGCATGAGGGCTTGAAGGACGATGGCCTCATGTATCAGGAATTCCCACCCACAG